GTGCCCTTCTTATCATATCGTGACGCATACTTGAGGATGTTGCTGCGACAGAATGCCTCACCATCACCACAAGCTTCAATAAGATCAAGCGTTTGAATCTTATCATCGCCAGCAGAATAGTGCTGGTCATATGTTCGGGTAATGTAATCTTTCAGTTCTTTGATGATTTCATCTTCACTATACTTCCTTTTAGAATTAGAAGTTTTAGTAATAGGATCATCTGTAGTAAATGTGATGTGATCATCACCCATACCACCTGGAAGACGAGAACCACCTAAAACGATGGAGTCTGGAGATGCAGTGCCAGGATTACCTGTCAGACTGAATCCATCCTCTTCCCAATAATCTTGATTGTACATATTTAATTCGTCAAATAGAAAGGACCATGAGTTAATCATATTATATCACTCCTGGGTGTCAATAGCAAATTGTTTGAACTCTGGCATTTGGAAGTCAGCATCCACTTTGTCATACAGTTCCAGGAATGCTTGCTTCGTTTCATCATCGAAACGATTGATACAGACTTGGATTGCCTTTGCTTTATCACCAAAGATTTTGTATGCCTTTACGATGTGAACCAGGCGGCGGGTGCTAATGATTTCCTCAATACCACCATCATAAAAAGTCTTACGGATGATGTCAGCCCAGTCCACCAGTTTGGTAGTGAACTGATCATCATCACAGGTCTTACCAAGGATCTTTGCCTCAATAGCAGGACTGGGATATTCCTGCTCAAAGGTCACAGGGAAACGCTCAAGGAATGCTTCGTTGAGCACGTTAGTTCCAATGAATCGTCCGTCTTCACTACCTTTACCTTTGGTGTTGGCAGTAGCGAATACTTGGAAACCTTCTGTGGGCGCAACCCATTTGCCAATCTTCTTGAGGAAAACTCCTTTTCCTTCGAGAATAGACTGAAGACAGAGGATTTTGTTTGAGGCGAGGTCGATCTCATCAAGGAGCAGCACAGCACCCCGTTGCAGTGCTTCGATAACTGGTCCGTTGTGCCAAACGGTTTCTCCACCAACAAGACGGAAACCGCCAATAAGATCATCTTCATCGGTTTCTACTGTAATGTTGACTCGGATAAGTTCACGTCCGAGTTGGGAGCACGCTTGTTCGACTGTAAGCGTTTTACCATTGCCCGACAGTCCCGTGATAAACGTAGGGTAAAATATACGGGACTGAATAATTTTCTTAACGTCACTAAAATTGCCAAACTTGACGAAGGTATCATCTTTTTGAGGAATGAGATTTTGTTCAGAGGCAGGCATCACAGCAGGTGCCTGATAGGTGTGCTCAAGTTCTTCAACGGTCTCTTGAGTGACCTCAAGATTCCACTTGCCACGTCCAACCTTATATTCTTCAAGACGGCGGGTGACAGTGGGGTAGGACACACCATGAGACGCACAATAACCGCGAACATCAGCAGCAGTGAATTCCGTGCCGTAGGTATCTTTAAGATCGTTGATGATTTGGTCGTCAGTCATCCTCGTGCGAGACATTTGTTTGTTTCAACTGAAGTCATTATAAAAGGAAAAGGGGGCAGTTCCGCCCCCCTCGTGACACTTCTTATTGTGTCCTTCCGTATTTGTATTTCATCGCTTGGAGTAACCATGCCTGAGTGAGAGATCTGGGACCATTCTCAAGTATGTCCATTACCTTAGGGTCCTTTTCTGATGCTTTCGCAATTTCTCTCCAGTTGTCTTTGTATTCGGTCATGCCACCAGAGAAATAAATTCGCCTAGAACTTTCTTATTTAGTTTCTTAGTCTTGAGAGACTTAGCAAATGCAGACTTAATCTTTGCTTTGGTAGCACCCTCATCAACTTCAAACTCACATTCCTGTGCAAGAGCAGCAGAAGACAATCCAAAGTAAACATCATATCCAGAACTTTTGATGGAGAAACTTTTGGTCTTCTTCCAATCTTTCTGAATCTTGATGTACTCATCTGTCCCTTGCTCATAGTAACGACGGATGAATGGATTAGCATCCCTAGATCCAAGGACACGAATACCGATGAAGTTTACATAGGGGAAGTTCTGCTTGAGATTGTTAATCATCAAGTCACCAAACTCAGCAAATCCACGGGGGACACGAGTGGTGGTGCCCAACTTACGATCACGAATGAAGCAATTCATGTTCAGTTGGCGGTGACCAATGTAAGGTTCAGACTCCCAATAGCGTTGAACTTCAACGTGACGAGACAGATGATTTGCTTCACCATCAGTTAGAACAACACACTGAACTTTCTGAATCTTGTTCTCTTTCTGGAACTTGGGAAGAATCTGACGCAGGGTAACAAATGCCTCATTCAACGGGGTGCCTGACAGATTAAGACGAGGGGGATTACAATAATCCAACTTGTACTGACGAGTGTAGTAGTAAGCAATTCTCCAGAGGTTTAGCATCTGACGATCTGTCTCGGGAGCAGAAACTTTGCTGGTCAAAACATTCATCATATTGAAATCAGTGTCAACTGACAGTAGTCCCACCTTACGCTCATAGTGTGGTGTCATGTCAGGAACAACATGTTGACCAGTCGCAAAATCAAAAGTGCGACGACGCCACTCATTCGTAAAAGCATAAACATCAAATGGGATACCCACTTTCTTACAGAACCAGACGAGGTTGAAAAGTTGCTTCAGAGTATCCTCCAAGAGATACTGCATTGACCCACTCCAGTCCAAGACAAATACCAGACCATGGTTCTTGCCCTCAGGAACAACAGTCACTTTCTTGAAGATGTCCTCATTGAACTTGTAAGTGTGAAGTGACGACATATCAAGCATACCAGTGCGAGCAGTAGATGCTCGTGCATAAGAGTCTGCTGCTTTCTTACACTCAAACTCTTTCACCAGATAGTTGACTTCTTTCTGGGCAGACTTCTTGAACTTGACAAATTCATCATCTGCCTGTTTGTAGATCTCAGGTCCCTTGGTTTTAGATTGATATTCCCATGAGGTGTCAATCTCATTGTGAATCTCTTTGTTAGAGGCAATCACAGTGTCAAGATTGAGCACTGGAAATTCCAGATACTCATTATTAAAGTTAGATTCATCATCAATCAGGTCCTGGAGATTGTCCTCAAAAGACTGCATCGTATCTACTGTGGGTTCATCTTCACTGTCAGCAGCAGTGTCACTTCCCTCAGGTGTTTTTTCTTCTCTCTCCTCTTCTGCTTCCTGATCCTGAGATTCGTTATCCATTGCCTCATTGTTTGCTTGTCCAGTAGTGTTGGACTGAGGAGGAACTGGAATAGGAGACTCTCGATCTTCCTCTGGTTTCTTACAATAATCATAGAGAACCTTAGCTGCGGCACAGGCATCAGCAAAGGTTTCAGCATCACGGATCTGGTCAATGATCTCTTGCTCCTCTTCAGTAAAAGAGATATCAACAAAGTTTCCAACCTTGAAGAACAGGTTTGCCCGATCAGCAAGATTCATCTCATCAACTTCTTCATCCGCAATCTGGAAGAAGTCATCATCGTTGAGTTCCCGATATCCCCGGAAGAATGTTTTTGCCAGACCCAGATACTTACGCTTGATGAGTTTCTCAATGCGAGCATCTTCTGTCACATTGATGAACTGGTGTGGGATGCCCTTTGGTGGGTCCTCATCAGGCGTGAAGAGTGCATGACCAACCTCATGTCCAACCAGCAGGTCATACACGCTATCACTTGCCCTCTCCCACATCGGCAGCACCAGCAGACGACGGGACACATCAAAGGATGCTGTCTTGACTTTCTTATGTTCTACAATCAGGTCTTCAGTAGCAAGCAGTCGTGCGAGTTGCGACTTGATCTCGTTCCGTACAACCATGTGTTTCGTTTCGTATGAACCCATGATAAAAGGAAACCCCCCGTTTCCGGGAGGTTATGTGCCTCTTCTTAAAGTGTCTTAACGCTTCGCGTCTAGACCTCATCGCTTGTGGTTTGAGTTTTCTTTTCTGCTCCTTCCTGGAGTGATGCTGCCAGTTTGGGGTAGTCATTTACATCTCCAACGAATTGACCATTCTACTGAACCCTTTGATCTTTTCAAATCGTAGCACATTAGCAAACTTGTCATGCAGGTCAGACTTGTGAGAGATCACAAATATATTAGCATCTTGAATTACGAACCGAATGATCTTCAGAAATTCTTCTGTTCCGAGACCATCAAGAGAACTATCAAACACCTCATCCATGATGAGTAGATTGGTATTGACCGAGTTCTTCATTCTTGCTACTTCACGCCAAGTGAAGAGAAGTGCTAGGTCGATTCTCATCTTCTCTCCCTCGCTGAAAGAAGAATATGAAAAGTTCTCATGAATTGGAGATTGGACGGTTTCGTTGAATTCCTCATCAAGTGTGAAGTTGATGTAAAAGTCCATCATCTGTAGATAACGATTGACTTGCTGATTTATCAGCGGTAGGTACTTCTTAATGATTTTGGATTTGACTCCACCGTCTTTAAGTAAACTAAACGAAAAATCGTAGTAGTTGATCGTCTCCTTTTTGTTGAGTAGTTCGTCGTATGTAGTTTTTAAGTTGTCCTTGAAGGTTGTTAGCTTCTCATCTTCAGTATTTCTGTTTGCAAGTTGCTCGGTAGTTCTTTGAACTTCCGATTCCAGATTACTGATTTGTCGTTGACATCCAGCAATCCTAACATTGTTTTGAGAAATGTCATTATTGAGTTTTGAGATCTCCTTCGATAGGGTGGTGAATTGACGCTCTCGCTCCTCTTCCTTATTAATCGCTTGTTCCAGTTCTTTAAAACCAGATTGCAACTCCTTTGCTTTAGTTTGAGCGTCGTTAATTCTATTTATTCTGAAGGTTTCTTCAATCTCCTGATCACAGGTCGGGCATACCGTATTCTCTGTAAAAAATTTATGTTCCTTCGTAATGGTTGATACTTTGTTAGAAATCTTACCCTTAAGGTTACCAAGTTTACGGAGTTTATCATTTGCTCCCACATATGAACTCAACACTTTATTAAAATCATCAAGTTCTTCTACGATTTTAATATTCTCATTCATGAACTTGTTTTCTTCAACCAAAAGTTCTGAGATCTGACTCTCCTTTCTCTTGATATTTTCCGCAGCACGATTTTCAAGTTCTTCGATAAAGTTCTTCTGCATCTTAACTTTATCTTCTAAAGATTCTTTCTTAAGTTGAAAGACTTTGACTTCTTCTTTGACTTGACGGATCTTCTCTTTGAGAATTGCATTCATCGATGAAAAGATCTTAATGTCAAGAAGATCTTCAATCACCTCTCTCCTACTGTTGATAGGAAGTTGCATGAAAGGAACAAAGTTACTACTACCCAGAATCACAATCTGAGTGAAAGACTTATAGTTCATCTTGATCACATTC